ACATTTACATTTAAGGCATCGCCAGAATATCCTAATGTGGCTCCATCACTAGCGTAGATCTTCGATAAGACCTTTGAACCAGAATCTGATCCATAGACCCTTACGCTGTCCGTGGCGGCTGCTAGGCCAAATCCACCGCATATACCGACATATCCAGTGACCGTCACACTATCTCTTGAACTTGATAATGGTCGTCCACCAGTAATACCAACAGCAACTCCACCACTCAATCCTTGAATAGTAACTGTATTTGAAACATTGACAGAACCAGTGATTCCGAGTAAAATACCGTTTGTAGTTCCCTGAATGTTTCCAGTAACTGGAACGCTTTGATATCCACTAATTGAACCACTTGGGCCACCTACAACAAGATATGTTCCTGCTCTATTATTGACAGACACAGAACCAGTTATGGCTCCAAAAGTAACACCCAGTACATTCGAACCACCAGTGACTCCAAGAATGCTTACAGGTAATGGTGTAGATTCGGTTACTCTATATGCTTGAGACTCAGATCCCCATGCTAGTTTTTGTATTGGAATATGTGCAAGAGAAAGTCCAGTGCCACTTGTACCATAATCAGTTCCAAGTATTGCAGTGGCATCATATGTTGTAATAATAATGTTATTACTTGTGTCGGCTGTTGGCATATAAAACCCTTATAAAATATATATAAAGACTAAAATGATATTCGATATTACCAAAGAAGAGTTCTCCCGCAAAGTAGAAGATACTGTTAAAAAATATAAATATTCTTATATTGATGCAGTGATTCATAATTTAGAATTAGCATCAATAGATTCTTCGGTTGCGGCTAAATTATTGACAAAACCTTTGATTGAAAAGATAGAAAAAGAAGGTTTAGAAATTAATTTAATTCGTAAACCAAAAAATCGTTTACCATTCTCTTGACATGGTAAATACAATAAAGTACAATAAACAAGCAGGGAGTTCCTGCTAACAATAGACCGAAGGAGATCTTCGGGGAAAGTAGATTATATGAGTACATTTAAGGATTTTAAGAACAAGTCTAAAACCAGTATTAATGATTTGATGAAGAAGCTTGATGAAAGCACCAAGAAGGATTATCGTGATGATCGCTTCTGGCGACCTGAACCAGATAAGATGGGAAATGGTTTTGCTATTATTCGATTTTTACCAGCAGGAAATGGTGATGATGCACCTTGGGTGAAGTTATTTTCACATGCTTTTCAAGGTCCAGGTGGATGGTATATTGAAAATTCTCTTACAACCATGAATCAAAAAGATCCAGTGAGTGAATTGAATACACAACTTTGGAATACTGGTTCTGAAGAAGACAAGAATATTGCACGAAATCGTAAGCGAAAGACAACTTATATTTCAAATATTTTGGTTATCAAGGATGAAGCAAATCCTCAAAATGAGGGAAAGATGTTTTTGTTTAAGTATGGTACAAAAATCTTTGATAAGATTCAGGAAAAGATGAAGCCAGAATTTAAGGATGAAGAACCAATCAATCCATTTGATTTCTGGTCTGGATGTAACTTTAAACTGAAGATGCGAAAGATTGGTGGATATACAAATTATGATAAGTCTGAGTTTGATTCATCTACTCCATTATATAATGGGGATGACAATAAGATTGAGGGTATTTGGAATCAACTAAATTCTCTAAGTGAGTTTGTATCACCTAATAATTTTAAGTCTTATGATGAATTGAAGAAGCGTCTTTATGATGTTCTTGGTGGTGATATTCGTGGCACTGCTGGAAATGAAAAGACTGCTGAAGATATCGAAGAGAGTGATTTTCAACAAAAGCCTTCATCTCTAAAGCAAAAGCCAAAGGTTGAAGATTCTGCGGATGAAGAAATCGATGCTCTAAGTTATTTTGAGCAATTTAAGAACGCTTAATAAATTTCCATTATTATCCGACAGTCGTTCTCCATGGGGGGAGCGACTGTTTTTTTATTACAGAATTTAAAAATAAAGGAGCATCAATCTTCTCTTTGATAAGAATATCTGGTTTATTTAATTCTGATGGAATACTATTTAATAATTTATCTTTAGCTAATAATTTACTAGTATCATCCATCGGTATAACAGATGATGGAGTAAATTCGTTTGTAGAATTAGCTTCTAATTTTGGTGTTGATTCTTGTTCAGATTGTAAATCTGGTGAAGGTCTTTTTATTTTTAAATCTGTTGATAATTCAGTTTTCATCAAATTTTTTGAGAATGATGCCGATTCTTTTTTATTTAAAATCATTTCACCAGCATGTATTTTACCTATTGATTCTGTTGATACAGGCCCATTAGTACCTTCTTGATATGCTGGTAATGCGTATAATATTTTATTTTTATCAATGTTTATAGGATTTAGTGTAGAAAAATTAAAAATACGATTATTATTTTGTATTTTATTTACATTTAATATTTTTTTATTACTCACATGTTGTGATATATTTTTAATTTTTTCTTTTAATTTTTGTTCTTTGATATTTACATTTTTAAGTGTAGATATATTCTTTTGATTTATATCAGCTCTGTTTAATTTTAATTTATTTTTTAATATTTTAAGTTGTGTTATAGATGGTATTGTAAAATCTTTATTATCTAATTCAAAATTTTGATTATTAACACTTTCAAGTTTAAGATTTTTTATTTCATTCGGTTTTTGTAGTAACTTTATATTATAACTTTTAAATAAGTTAAATGTTTTATTTACATTTTTTTTATTTACATTAAAATTTTTTGTTATAAAATTATTACTTGTATTTGTTTTATTATGAATTAAATTTTGTTTAAAACTTGAATTTGTACTTAGTATTTTTTCTTTTTTATACAAATCTTTATTTGCAATATCTAATTTATTAGGCTGTAAGGATATTTTAGATAAATTTTTTTCTTTACCTTTAGAAATTATTATTTTATTTAAATTTATAATTTTTTCATTATTTGATAAAATTAAATCTTTATTTTTAATATTTTTAATAATAGCTATTGATTTATCTTTGGACTCTTTTATTTTTTCATTTGAATTGATGTCAATTTGATCTGCTGGATATTCATCCTTTACTAAATTTAATTTTGGATTAGTATTTACAACTTGAAGTAATTTCTTAAAAAATATATTCTTTAATTTATTTTTTAATTTTTCAAATTGTAATTTTTTATTTTTCATCTTGGCCCTTTAGATTTTTTATTTGCTGCTTCTTGTAGATTTTTTAAGTTCTCTGTTTCTATATACTGCCTCAGTTGTTCCACATAAATGTCTCTTTCCCACGGCATCATTGTTTCTAGATCACTTAAAGAATACTTATGATGTTGCATTAATTGAAAATTAATGTCAAAGAAAGACATTAAATTTATGTGACTGAGGCTAATGTGAAAAAATCATCAATACCCGATATTACTATTTTTCTGTCAACATCATCTGATGTTTTATAATTTATTACATATTCAAATTTTGGTAGTGAATCAAAAAAATCTATTATTTTTGCAAATTGTTTCTGTGTTAGTAAAAGAATATTATTTATTTTTTGTTCTTCAGAATAAACTGTTGTGTCTATTGTTTCATCTTTTTTATGAATATATTTTAAACATCTAGCTGTAAGTTTAATTATATCATCATATGAAAAATTCTTCTCTTCAAAATCATCTATATCCGAATAACTTGGTGGTCTAAATTCAAAAATTATATCTTCTGATAATTTAATGTTTGTTTGTAATTTATCCAAACCAGTTATTTCAATATCATTTAAATTTATATTTAAATTTATTTTTTCACCAGTATCTGGACATATAAACTTAGCATCAATCATTTCACCTATAGATTTACTTCTTAATTGAATATAAAAATAATCAAATTCATATGTGGGCAACGTTTCGATATTAATATCATAGTAACATGATTTTAATACACTAGTCAATCCTTCAATTATATCATTCCTAGTTCCAAGTTCTTGAGCTATTAATAATTTTTTTTCTTCCTTTACTAAAATTGGTCTAAAAAATACCAATTTATTATTTGTTGGTCTTTTAAATGAAAATCTTGGTAAACTATCGATTAATGTTTGTTCAATCATAATTAATATCCTCCTACTAATGGTCCAGCGGAACCATATGATCTTGTCGTATAATAACGATATGCAAAATTTACAGTAAAAATTGTATATCCTGCATTATCTGATGTAAATGATGTTGGTGTTATTAAAAGCGGATATGCATCATAAAAATCAAATTCAGCTTCTGGTTTTAAAGAACCAGATCTTCCATAAAAATTTATGGTTATTTGTCTAAGATATTTTTTTAAATCATCTGGTAATATATCGGATGATTGTACATTAATATTGTTTGCTTGATATGGGAGTATCGTATCCATCCATTCATCAAAATATAAACGTTCTGCCCAATCTTGATAAACTATAAAATTTACTGATAATTCATTATATTCTCTTTTTAATGGTAGTGTGAATTCTGGACCATAATATGAGAATGGAGTGTTGATAAAGTTTCTACCTGGTAATAAAATACTATCTGGATATAATATCTTTAGACTAGATCCATCTATTTTCATTGTATAATGAGATGGACTTTGAGTAAATCTACGAGCTTCAACATAAGATTTATATTGATTTATAGTATAACCCATTAAAATAAGTCCTTTTCGGTTAATATTTTAAATTTAATACCATGATCTCTGCAAAATTTATCAGCAGATTTCCATTTTTCAACATTAATTGCATATGTTAAAGTTTCACTTATAAGAGTTTTTTTCTGTTTTTTGCCTTTTTCTGGCATTTTTGTTTGTTTTTCTGGTTTTATTTCAACCATTAAAGTATCTACTGTTCCATCAGTATTTCTTTTTTCTACTAAAAAGTCTGGAATGTAGAAGTGTACTTGATTATCTGTTGGAGATAGATAAGGTATCTTAAGAGGTTCTGATGCCCAACTGACGATATTCTTATTTTCATCTAGATATTTACAAAATTTTCTTTCCCAAAGTGAGCGACATACTATTTTTTCAGGGTTTCCCTTATATTTGCTAGTATTTTTTGGTATAAATTTTGTTTTATATGCCATAATATATATTTAGTATGGCAACATCTGATCCATTAAAATTTAATCCTAATATTATCTTTCCATCTGGAAGACTTACTAATTCCAATGAAGATAAGTTATTGGAAAAGACTTTGTTTTTAAAATTTTGTTGCAGAAAGTTTGTTGATACAGTTACTTCTTCTGCATTAAATATAAAAGCAACTGATTTATATTCTGGAATGGATCAAAAAATATCAACTATATTTGTACCTGCACCAAAACAGATTATAAGTAACACAACTCTAAAATATACAGATGATACCACTACGGCTACATCATTAAAATCTTTAGGAATTGGTGCGTTAGAATTTATAACTGAATTTGGTGGGCTTGGTAAGCTTTTTGCATCCCAAACTGAAGGGCGTAGAGATATTGATAATACCCAATCTTTGTTTTCAAATTCTGAAAAACGATCATTTAGTCTCAGTTTTACACTTTTGGCCACAAGTACAGTAGAAGCCAGAGAAATAGCATTAATTGCAAATACTTTTCATGCTTTGGCATTGCCCACATTTAAAACTTTAGGTGGTTCGCCTGGAGGTGCTGCTGCTGGTGCTGGGTCTGGTGCTGCGGCAGGAGCATCAGTCGGAGCTTTATTCGGTGGTGTTGGTGCTATTCCAGGAGCTTTGATTGGTGCATCAGTAGCATCTGTGTCCAGTTTAATTCCTATTGATAAAGGTTTTTCGCCTCCATTGTGGAGATTTGGTATTGGTACTGGAATTACTGGAAAGATCGATCCATCGTGGTTAGGACAAACACAAATATGTGTTTTGAAATCAGTTTCTATTAATACAGCTGCTGGTGGAAGTCCTTATATGATTGAAGATAAGGGAAATATGCCAAAACCATTATTAGTCAGCTTTGCATTAAATTTCACAGAACTAGATCCGGTTTATCGTCTGGAAGACGGAATCAATATAATTTCCAAGAATGCAGTATAATGTATTTAAATAAATTACCAAAATTAAAATATACTTTTAATGATACCGAATATGATTTGGCAGATATTTTTCGTAGAGTAAGTTTTCGACAGGCTACGCTTGATAATTCTAATATATTTTTTACATATTATGTTACTGATGATGATACTCCAGAAACAATAGCCAGAAATTTTTATAAAGATGCAAATCTTTGGTGGTTAGTATTATTACCAAATAATATTATAAGCAATAATGAATTTCCAATTTCTGAGAATTATCTTACATCATATATTGATACAAAATATCCAGGTAAAATATTATTTTTCTCGGAATATATACCAAATTTAAAAGTTGGAAATATAATAGCAGGTGTTACTCTAAATGCATCCTCTACTGAAATAGAAAATACTAGTGAAGAAAATTATGCTGTTGTTGCAGAATATAATAAACTTTTTAGATATGCTTTAGTGAATCAAATAAATGGATCTTTAGAAGCAAATGATATAGTAGGATTTTATGATAAAGAATCAAATATTGTAAAGCATGATTATATTGATTCTGATGGCGGTAGCATTAAAACAAAATCCTGGGCAACTATTAAATTAATTAAAAATAATGTAGATTCTCCTGTAGAATTTTTGAATGCATTTTCAAATTATATTTCTCCGTATTATGTAAATTCATTAAATGAAGCTAATTCAACATGTATTGGTACATATTCTGGTGGTATAGATGATACGAATACAATAAATAATACTTCATTATATAAATTTATGACAAATGTTGATGATTCAAATGTTTCATTTATTACAACAAATAAATCTAAAACAATAAGAGATAATGAAAAATATAGAAATATAAAATTACTCAATCCAAAATTTGCATTGAGAGTAATTACAGAAATAATTTCACTAGTAAATTCAAATTCTAGATCAATAAATATTACGGTAACTACATAATGGCATCTTTAAATTTAGCATCTATAGTCAGAAAAATTCAAATTGTTAAAAATGATATTATATTTGATGTTCATCCATGGACTCATAAGGGGTTAAGTCCAATTGAAGAGTTTAGATTTATACAAGATATAAAATCATTAATTTTAGGTGGTCATTTATTAATTAAAGATGTCTACAATTGGTCTGGAACACTTAATCTTATTGGAACCGAAAAATTAATAGTTGAATTTTATTCAGACATTACTTACGTTAATACTAAAACAATAGAATTTAAAATATTTTCTATTGAGCAAGTATCAAATACTGCAATTAATGTGACAATGAATGAGTCAGAGTTATATAATATTATAAGAATAGATTTTTCAACAGATAATTTATTTGCAGAAGAATATGAATATGATATTTTAAATCTCGGTGATGACTTTGTTGGATATATTGCAACTGATGGTTCTGGAGAAATCCCTGGTCTTGTAAATGAAATATTCAACAAATTAGAAATAGAAGAATTTGATATTGAACCTTCATATAATGGCGTATGGATTAGGTCGAATGAACTTACTTATCCATGGGCTAAACAGAAAGGACAAATAAATTTAGAAAATCTTTTACGCTATATTACAGAATATAGCGTTTCAAAGGATAATAAAAACGCAGTTAATTATTTTTTATGGAGAGATATAGATGGTTATCATTTTAAATCAGTAGAAAAAATGATAACTGAACCAAGCGAAACGTCAGCAGCCTATATCTTTACCAGTGAAACCACATCACCTTATGCAGTAAAAGCTGTAGGTGAGATGTCAGAATCAAACATATTAAAATTATCTGATGAAAATGTATTTCAATCTTTCTATGAAAAAGTAAGTCCAAATTATGATGAATTTTATTTAGATTTTGTTGATAATGGTTTATCATACAAATACGAAATAGTTGATTTTGATTATCATCGTGATTTTAATTCTTGGAGAAGTATTGAAAGTAATAAAATATTACCAGATAATGTTCCTACTTCTGTATATTCAAAAAATAAATTATTACAAAATCTAAAAGTTGATGATGATGTTTATGGTTATTTTGATAAATCTAAATTAAATACGCCATTTCCACAATCATGGGATCATATAGGAAAAACAGCTGATTCACGTTGGAATGATATTAGTTTTGTTCCTCAGTATGATATGACTGAGTTAGATATTAAAACTTTTTATACTATTCATAAGAAAATTAGAGAACCACTTCGTGAAAAACGTGTACGATATTCATATCTTAAAAATTTAAAAAGAAAATGGGAAGTCTATAGATGTTCCATTTGTTGTTTATCAGATCGACTTGGTGGAATAAAAGATCAACAAGATATTGATGCTTTTCAAAATATTGAAAATCCTTCATCTAATGCGGATTTTAAATTATTATTTGGTCCTACTGGTATTTTTAGCGATTTAGGTGTTCAATATAATATAGTTGCTGCTGGATCATTCACTGATGTATATAATTATGATGAAAAACAATTAGAATCGCAGGGAATTTCTTTATCGTATGATTTTAATAGTAGTCCATATAATGAAACTATTGCTGATTTTTAC